GATCAACGGCTTCTTCGGCGTCGGGCTCGTCGAAGAGCTGATGGGCATCCAGAAGGAGATCAACAAGCTCCTCCTGCAGATCCAGCGCGCGCACCACCTCATCACGGGGCATTACCTCGTCGAGCAGGGGAGCAAGGTCATCGCCGACCAGCTCAACAACGACCTCGCGAGCATCGTCAAATACACGGGCACGCGGCCGGAGTACCAGGCACCGCAGATCATCTCCCCGGAGATCTACAACCACCTCTGGCAGCTCTACGCGAAGGCGTTCGAGATTTGCGGCATCTCCCAGCTGAACGCGACCGGCATGAAGCCTGCCGGGCTCGACTCGGGAGAGGCGCAGCGCGTTTACCAGGACATCCAGACCGAGAGGTTTCTCGAGGTCGGACAGACCTTTGAGGAGTTCGTCGTCGAAGCGGCCCGGCAGGTCGTCCGCTGCGCTAAGCGCATCGGGGGAGGCTACAAGGTCCCTGCGGTTCAGAAGGACAGCGTCGACTTCATCGATTGGGCCGACGTCGACATCAAGGAAGAGCTGTACGTCATCAAGGTCTACCCGACGTCGCTGCTCCCCTCGACTCCGGCCGGCAAGCTCGCGTGGATCCAGGATATGGCCAAGGGCCAGTACATGCCGATGGAGGACGTGCTCGATGCCGTCGACTTCCCGGATGTCGACGCCTACAAGAAGCGCGTCCTAGCCCCGCGGCGCCTCATCGAGCGCAACATTGCCCGCATCCTGAAGACGGGCGAGTTCGTCAGCCCCGAGCCGGCTGACAACCATCAGCTCGCGCTCAAACTCGTCAACGAGGCGTACGCCGAGGCCCGCCTCGACAACGTGCCCGAGGCGAAGCTCGAATTGCTCCGCCGGTACATGGCGGACACCGCCGACTTCATCGCCGCCGCCACACCTCCGCCCCCACCGGCCCCGCCGATGGCCGGCCCGATGCCTCCCCAGCCGGGTGCCCCGCCCGGTCCACCCATGCCCATGGCCGCCTGACCCATGACCGAAGCCTCCCCGCAAGTCCAAGCCGCCCCCGAGCCCTCGCCCGCTCCTTCCCTCGAAGATGCGGCGAAAGCGGTCTGGGGCGATGCGGCCGCGGAACCGGCCCCTGCCGACGTATCCGACGCCGAGGCCAAGCCGGCCGAGGAGCCCGCGAAGGAAGAAGCGGAGCCGAAGATTGCCGCCCGCCTGACCGCCGCCAAGCGTGCCGAGGAGCGAGCCGCCAAGGAGCGCGCCGCCGCGCGGGCGGAGCGTGAGCAGATCGCCCGCGCCAAAGCCGAGGTCGAAGCGCGCGAGTCGCGCATCCGGCTCCTCGAGGAGAACCCGCACGAGTATTTCGAGGGCAAGACCGACCGCGTCAAGAAGCACCTCGAGAAGCTGGCCGGCACCGTCGAGCCCGAGGCGGTCGCCGACAAGAAGCTCTCCGCTCACGAAGAGCGCATCGCGCGGCTCGAAGCGGAGAACCAGGCCTACCGCGATCGCGAGACGCGGCAGCAGCAGGAGGCCGCGTGGACGGAAGCGGCCAAGGTGTTCGTCGACCAGATCTCCGAGAACGCGGACAAGTACCCGCACCTCGTCGAAGAGTTCAGCGACGCCCAGGCGACGCAGTACGCCAAGGTCATGCTCCACGAGGTCGTGGGACACCGAGACGGCGTGGCCGTCTCGCGCGTCCAGGCCTTCCAGGAGAAGTACGGGCGAGCCCCGACGAACGAAGAGATCGCGACCCACCTCGACAGCATCGCGAAGGAGCGAATCGAGGCCAGGTCCAAAGCTGCATGGCGCAAGCAGGGTGATCCCGCGCCGAAGACGAGTGCCAGTCAGGCCGTGAACGGTGAGCAAGCGAAGTCCCCGCCGGTGAAGGGGAACAGTCCGCGCACGCTTTCGTCGCGGGACACCAGCACTCGCACAGCCTCGCAGAAGCCGTGGTCTCAAGAGGCCGCGGACGAAGAGTCGCTTCGCATCATCGAAGCCGGCTGGCGCAAGTAGCCCCCTCCCAAGACCGAAGGCGACCCGCGCGGTGGTTCCGACCACCTCTCGCAGGAGCTCGCCATCATGGCAATTCTCGACACGACCGCACTGAGTGCGGTCCTCAAGGTTCAGTACACCCAGCCCAAGGTCAATAACCTCTGTTACCCCGAGTCGCCCGTCTTCGCGAAGATGCAGAAGCGGCGCGACTTCTTCGGCTCGTCCAAGGTCGTCGCCTTCCAGTACGGCTCTCCGCAGGGACGAGGCGCGGCGTTCAGCGTCGGCCTCGGCAACGTCGGGCCGAGCGGATACGCGAACGTCACCGTCACGCGCGCGAAGGATTACGCGTTCGCGCAGCTCGGCGGTGAGGCCGTGGACGCGTCCCGCAACGATGCGGGCGCGCTCCTCAACGGCATGAAGAAGGAGATCGACAACACCTTCTACACCATCGGCCGAAGCATCGGCATCGCGCTCTTCCAGAACGGCGGCGGCGCGCGCGGTCAGATCGACCCGTCGACCACGCTCGCGAGCACGACGCTCGTCCTCAAGGACAAGAATAGCGTCGTCAACTTCGAGAAGGGGATGATCCTCAACCTCTCCGCGACCGATGGCACGACCGGCGCGAAGAAGGCCGGCACGCTCACCATCGTAGGTGTCGACCGTGGCGCGGGAACGCTGACGCTGTCGGGCAACATCTCCACGGGCGTCGCCACGGCGGCCCTGAACGACTTCATCTTCCAGAACGGCGACTTCGAGACCACGAAGTCCCTCCCGACCGGCATCGCCGGCTGGATTCCAAAGGTCGCGCCCGTCGGCGGCGACAACTTCTTCGGCCTGGATCGCTCGGTCGACGCGACCCGTCTCGCCGGCCTCCGGTATACGGCCAGCGCGGGCGGACCCATCGAGGAGACGCTTATCCAGGCGGCCGCTCGGCTCGTCCGCGAAGGCGGGAAGCCGGACGTCGTCGCGATGAATCCGCTCGACTACGCCAACCTCATCGTCCAGCTCGGCTCGAAGGTCATCTACGACCGGCTCGGCTCGAGCGAGGATCCGGCGTTCGGCTTCGACACGGTCAAGCTGATGGGCCCGCGCGGTCCGATCATGATCGTGCCGGAGTACAACGTCACCACCGGCGATGCGTGGATGCTCACGATGTCGACGTGGTCCTTCGAGACGCTCCTGGATGGCCCGCGCATCCTGAACCTCGATGGGAACGACCTCCGCGCGGACCCGACGACCGACTCGTACATCCTCCGGATTGGCTACTACGGCCAGTTCGTCTGCGATGCCCCGGGCTGGAACTCCTACGTGGCGCTCTGAGGGAGGTGTTCCATGGCGAACAGGAACTTCGAGCCCTGCTACTCCTACGGGACTTCGCGCATCTACGCGGAGTTCAACTTCCAGGCGAACGGCGCGAGCCAGCCTGTCCTGTCGACGGTCGACGGCGCCAACATCGTCGCGAGCCTGAACCGGACGGGCACTGGCATCATCGTCGTCACGCTCAAGGACCCCTTCTATCGGGTCGTCGCGGTCACTTGCGACGTCGACGACACGCTGAACGACGGGGCATACGCCACCGTCGGCAACGTGACGAACGAGGGAACGGCGACGCCGATCCAGTTCACGATCCGGACGAGGACCGCAGGCGGAACGGCGGCTGACATGGCCGCGGCCCGCAAGATTCAGGTCCTGATGGCGTTCAAGAACTCCAACCAGGGGACGCAGTGATGGCAAAGCCGTCGCTCGCCGACGTCTCCATCGACGCCATGGATCCGGATGCGGATGCGGACGTCGATGCAGGCCCGGAGACGGAGGGCTACGAGGCTGCGGTCTCGGAGCTCGCCGACGTACTCGGCATTCCTGACGACAAGATGGGTGCCTTCCGAGACGCCTTCGAAGCCGCGGTCATGAACTGCCGATGAGGGGGTAGTCGATGTCCCGCACCCGTAAGCTCTCCGATCTGATCGCGGACGTGCGTAGCCGCACGAACCACGAAAGCTCGCAGTTCATCACGGACAGCGAGGTCACCGAATACCTCAACCAGGCCCTCGCGGAACTGTGGGGGCGACTGACCCAGGGAGCGGGCCACCCGTTCTACCGGTCGGTCACCCCCCCCATCAGCGTCACCGCGGGCACGTCCCTCTACGCCCTGCCTGCCGACTTCTGGCAGCTCCAGGGCGTGGAGGCGACGATCA